TCTTCTCTTGATACATTACCTTCACAAGGAAAAATTTTAAGTTCAGATACATCCATAAAAACAGATTTATTACCAAGCTCTTCATTAAGATACATCGCAATAACTTTTGATTTAGGAACATCTATTTGTTTTGGGTCCCAATTAAATCTATTAGAACAACTAAGTAATAAAACTTTATCTTTCTTTTTAAGAATATCTAACGTCTCTTTTAGTTTTTTCGCACCACCTTCTTGAACCATGTTCTCAGAAAGCATCATTTTCCTAATCTTATCTATCTCTTCTTGTATTATATTAGACATGTTAATAAATAGTCATAAAATTAAAAACCCCGACCTAGCTCGGGGTAACACATCGGATTTTTTAAGAAGAACAACCAAAACAATCAAAGTCACTATTCTCAGGTTTTGGAGGTAAATTCATATAACTGTAATCTACCTTCGGTGGTTCGGGTGTTGGTTTAGGTTTTGTTACCTTTGTGATATCAACCGCCAAGTGTTTAGCTCCTGTTGAAATTGCCCTTGTTCTAACATAGTAACAAAGTGTCTTTAAACCTTTTTCCCATCCGTAGAAATGTGATGATGAAATCTTTGATAATGTTGGGTTTGACATGTAGATATTCATTGACTGTGACTGGTCAATAAACGGTGCTCTGTCAGCCGCCATTTCAATCAATTCTCTTTGTGATATTTCCCAAATAGTTTTGTATTTGTTAATAAGGTGTTCAGTTCTTTTAACTTTAAAATTATATCTTTTATCCTCTTGGTCAAGGTAGTTATTAAAGTTAATATTTTGAATTGAACCTTCATTCATGATAATTTCATTCTTTAAATCCTCTGACCAAATACCAATCTTTTCAAAATCATTAATCAAATATTTGTTTACAATCATAATCTCCCCACCTACCACACGTCTGTTAAAGATTGCTGAGTGAGCAGGTTCGGTCATTTCATATGAACCAGTGATTTTAGCTGAAGACGCTACAGGCATTTGAGCCGTGAATAAAGAGTTACAAACACCATACTTTTTAACATTTTCTTTTAGAACATCCCAAGGCCATCTTCCTGATAAATCATCTTCATTTAATCCCCACATATCAAATTGGAATACTCCTTTTGACATAGGTGAACCATGGAAGTAAGTATATGGTTCATACTGACCTTCCATACACAATCTATTACTTTCAGTGATTGCTGCGAAATAGATAGTTTCAAAAATTTCTTTATTTAACTTACGTGCTTCTTCTGATGTGAAAATATAATCCATCAAATAGAATACGTCAGCAAGTCCTTGGGTTCCAATAGCAATTGCTCTTTGCTCCAATCCACCTTTACGTCCTTTTTCAGTTGAGTAGTTGTTGATATTAACAACTTTGTTCAACGCTCTAACAACCTTACGTGTTTCGTCATATAACCCTTTGAAATCGAACTCACCGTCTTTCACATAGTTCTTCAACACCATAGATGATAGAGTACAAATTGCTGTTGTATTTTCATCAGTATATTGGTAAATCTCATTACAAAGATTTGATTGTTTAATTACACCAATGTTCTGATGGTTTGTCTTTTTGTTAGCACTATCTTTAGAACATAGATATGGAACACCTGTTTCAACTTGTGATTCAATAATCTTATTCCAAATTTCTTGTGCTTTAACTTTCTTACCAAGACCCATGTTTACAGCTAATTGGTAATTTTCTTCATATTCAGTACCATAACTTTCTTGTAATGGTTTAATACCCGCTTTTACAATATCGTTAGGACAGAACAAATACCAATCTTCATTATTTTTAACCGCTCTCATGAAGTTGTCAGGAATCCAAAGTGCCGTGAACAAATCACGAGCTCTTAATTCTTCAGCGCCTGTGTTCTTTTTAATATCTAACAAATCAAAAATGTCTTTATGCCAAGGTTCCAAGTAGATTGCCGCAGAACCAGGTCTACGTCCTTGTTGGTTAAAGAAACGGAGTGACTCATTAACAATCTTCAAGTATTTCAAAAGTCCACCCGCATATCCGCCTGAAGATGTAATACGACTTTCTTTACTACGAATGTTTGACATTGATAGTCCGATACCCGCAGCGTCAGATGAGTAAGTAGAGATATCTCTCATGGTGTTTAACAACCCTTCACGAGAATCTGAATCATTATAATGAAGAACACAAGACGCAAGTTGTGGAACTTTTGTACCAGCATTAATCATAATTGGTGTTGCTGGTGATATTCTTTGACTAGATAGTGCTTGGTAATACTCAACCGCCTCTTCAAATGTATTAGTTACCCAAAGAGCGACTCTCATATACATATGTTGTGGTCTTTCAACAACTTTACCATCAGGTAATTTCAATAAGTACATTTCAGCTAGTGACCTCCAAGCAAAATAATCAAAGTTATAATCATTATCGTGATTAATGATTGCATCAATATTGCTAGGTCCATAATCTTCAACAATTTTCATTAATTCATTACTCACAACACCATCAACGTGTAAAGTATGCATGGTATTTGAAAAACTTGGGTCAGTTTCTTTGTGATAAGATGAAATAGCAACTGACGAAGCCAATCTTGAATAATCATGATGACTACCAGTAAATGCCGCAGCAATTTCATAGATTAACTTATCTAATTCTTTTGTTGTAATAATACCTTCAGTTGGTACTGAAGTGATAACCTTAATAAAGATTTCATCGGAGTTGACACTCAACCCCTTTGAAGCTCTTTTAATACGGTTATAAATTTTCTGTGGATTAAATGACGCATCATCTCCACCTCTCTTTTTAATTTTAAGTGACATCATAGTTCTATTAAAGTAATAAATTAGAAATCGTCTGTAAAGGACAAGGTTTCATTTAACTTAGCCTTTTGGTATTCAACAGTTCTTGACTCAAAGAAATTACCCTTTGTTTCAACTGCGATTTGTTCCATAAACTTGAAAGGTTGTTCAACATTGAAATGTTTTTTACATCCAAGTTTAACTAATAAACCATCAACAACAAACTCAAGATATTGTTTCATTAAATTTTGGTTCATACCAATTAAAGAAACAGGTAAAGATTCAGTGATGAATTCTTTTTCAATTTCAAGTGCTGAAAGAAGAATTTCTTTAATTCTCTTTTCACTTGGTTTATTTTCAATGTGATTGTTTAATAAATGAATTGCGAAGTCACAGTGTAAGTTTTCGTCTTTGAAAATCAAAGCGTTAGCATTACATAGACCTTGCATTATACCTCTTGATTTTAACCAAAAAATAGAACAGAATGACCCTGAAAAGAAGATACCTTCAACTGCGGCAAATGCAACTAATCTTTCTTGAAAAGATGCATTTTCAATCCAATCTAAAGCCCATTTAGCTTTCTTTTGGACCGCTGGTAGGTTATCTAATGCGGTGAAACATTTGTTCTTCTCATCTTCATTTGATACGTAAGTATCAATAAGAAGTGAATACATTAAACTATGGATATTCTCCATAGCCAACTGAATACCATAAAAGAATTTTGCTTCAGGATATTGTACTTCTCTGTAGAAATTTTCAGCCAAGTTTTCATTAACGATACCATCCGAAGCCGCAAAAAATGACAAAATATTCTTCACAAAATATTGTTCGTTTTCTGATAAATTTTCCCAATCACGGAGGTCACCGCTCAAATCAATTTCTTCTGCTGTCCAAAAAGCCGCTTGATGCATCTTGTAATATTCCCATATATCATTGTATTTGATTGGGAAGATGACAAATCGGTTTGGGTTTTCTACTAAAATTTTTTCCATATTTTCATTCATATTGTTATAATAATTATACTGTTTGTTGTTTTCTTTTTTCCATAATTTCTTTAATCCTGTTTCTATTTCTTTCTTCCTTCTGTTCTTCAAGACCTAAGAATGTTGTAGTACTTTCTGTATCAATTTCTAACATTTCATTGTTAAACTTACAGTTTTCAAATACTACCCCATCTTTACCAATTCTTGACTTGGTGATAGCAATAGTCGCAAGATTCAATTCTTTTTGTTGTAGTGATTTTGCTACTGTGATAATAACGTGACCTACTTGTGCTTTCTTAATAGAACCACCCATTTGGTCAGTTGTTACAACATCAGATGATATTGAACTTCTATTACCCTGAGTTGCAGTCCAACCAGCAATGTCTAATTCATGACACATAGATTCAAACGCTCTCATAACAGAACCTTCAGATTTCCACTCGTCATCCATCATTTTTTCAGGAGTAACACAGTCAATATAATCTAAAATAACTACATCAATTTTATTGCCATCTGCAATCATCTTTCTAATCTGATTCTTAATCTGATTCATAGTCATGGTATCAGATGGTAACTTTTTAAGGATTAATTTGTTTTTCATCGTATTCTTGATTTCATCAAGTTTTTTAATAACGACTTCTCTATGTTCACCTAATGAGTCAGGAGCAATACCTGTCCAACACGTGAAATGTTTTCTTTGAATTACTTTCTTGTTGTCTTCAAAGAAAATCTGTAAAACATTAAATCCTAAGTTAAATGCGTGGTTCGCAATCTTTGTTGTCAAAGTTGACTTACCAACACCTGTGGGTGCTAATATAACACCAATTTCCCCTTTAGCCAAACCTCCTTTTAAAAGATTATCAATACCTGGTATTCCCATAGGTATCGGATGTCTGTAATCATCTGCTAATACATCATCCAAATCTTCAAACACTTCACCCGTTCCTCTATCCACATTTCCAACCTGTAAAGCTTCTCTAACCATTTCTTCCAAGGTGTCATAGTTCTCAAACTCACCGTGGTCAATGATTTTCTTAGCTTTATCCATAACCTTTTGAAGTTCTTGTTGTTTACAAAACTTCAAAGCTTTTTCTTGCACAAAACTAGCACCGTCATCAGTTACATTCTGAATATCTGAAATAGTATCAAGAGTTATCTTTAACAATAACTCTTGACTGATTTCACTTTTAGCTTTTTGTTGTATTGTTTCAAAACTCGGGCTGTGTTCAAACTTTGAATAATATTCCTTCACCATCTGAAGGAATAATTTGAAATATTTGTTTTCAAAATAACTTGGTTCGATAACCTCTAAAATCGAATGTGAAAAGTCCTTATCAACCACAATTTGATTCAGTAATTGAAGTTGGAAGGTCTCCCCCAAGTAGTCAAAATTTTTGTCAGCCATAGTATATTTGTTTATTGAATAAATATCAACGAGCTAACTGATAACCCATGTATTCGTGTGTTAATTTTTTAGATGACAACACGTCAGTTAAACCGAAAAGGATACTTTTTAGGTACGGACGTATGTCTACGGTGTATCTTATTTTTGGTGGGTAAAGTTTCGCATCGAATGAATAATGACACATTGTCGTATCACCATTTTTGATGTAGATGTTAAATGACTCGGGTCCATCAGTAAATGATGTGTTTAAAACTTCAGGGTCTTCTGTAATCTGATATTGATTGTCCAACATGTAGTTTACAGTTTTCATTTTGAAATCTTGTTTCAACTCTGAAATGAAACCTTCCATCAAGTCAATCAACTCAGCTGAGTTATGTCCTTTTGGGTTATACCCTTTTACGTTAAAAAAACGCTGAACGATAAAATTATTGTTTACCGTCATCAAGAATTCCAATTTGGTAATGTCTTGTTCTTTCATAATTTAATTTATTTTTTGTTTGTTTTTGTTTTTTCTTTTCTTGTTAACTTCATAAATGGTTGAATAAAATATGTCCACGAATCATCACCTTTTGGTAGGTACTTGAACAACCCGTCCTCAACCATATACTTAATTAAGTTCTTATAACTTCTTCCTTCAATATCTAAATTTTCATCAACAACCAATCTGATTTCTTCTTTGTCTTCGTCTTTCAAAAGTGGGTTAGATAAATCAACAATCTGTTCATTAACTTGAAAAAACTCTTGTTCAAATATACCTGATTTTGTTTTACCTGTTAAAAGATTTTTAAGAGTTTGGTTGTCTTTTTGTTCCTTGAGTAAGTTTTCTGCCTTTGTTAAAATATCGTTATAAGAAACTTCATTTTCAAGTATTTCAGGGAAAAACTTAACTAAAGTTTTTTCACCCAAAAGATAGATACCTTCAATATTATCCGACTTGTCACCAGTTAATATCTTTAATGTTTTAACATTGTAGTGTGGAAACTCAAAGTCATCAAATTTAATCTTATCCCCGTGTTTAAACGTGGATTTAAGTGAAGGTGAGTAGATGGACACCTTTTCCGAAATAAGTTGTGTTAAATCCCTATCTGAAGAAAAAATGAGTTTGTGTTCATTTTCAGAAATCTGACAATAGTAAGCAATTAAATCATCAGCTTCTCTACCACTAATTTCTAATTGTCGGATGTAAACTTCTTCAAGATATTGTTTGATACGATTTTTTTGTTTTAGGTAAGACATAAAGATTGCGTCCTCCATAACCAATCGTCTGTTTTGTTTGTATTTTGGGTAAAGAATCCCACGTAAACTCGTGGAATCTTCACCATCCCAAAATACCACTACTTTGTCAAAGTTCTGTTCACTAATGAACTTACGAAGTGTATTCATAAAATGATACAAAGCTCCAATATGTTCACCATTATGGAAGTAATCCTTCACACCGTGAAACCCAATCTTCATCAGATTGTTTCCGTCAACAAGTAATGTTTTTTTCACTGAAAACTAATTAAAATGATTCGTTTTCGTTTTCAAATACTTCTTCAGATTCATCAAGAGTAATTTCTCCTGTGCCTGAAAGAATTGCGTTCCAATACTGTGAATACTCTTTCTTGTATTTTTCAAGAGCGTCTTTATCGTCATCAATATAACCTTGTGGAGTGGCAATAATCTTACCATCTTTATAACCCAACCCATTGATGTGGTTTTTCAAAACTGAAATTTTAGTTCTGATAGCATAAGACACTGTTCTACCATTTTTAGTTGCCGTGATGTGATTGATACCTGCGTTCTTTTGATTACCAAATAAGAAAACAAGAGCTGAAGCCAACCAAAGTGCTTCACCACCTTTTGCCTTAATTGTTGGTTGTCCAAAAGGATTATCAGGTAATTCAACCCAAGGTTGATTAACTACCACCAAAGTGTTGGTATAAGGGTAATCTTCTTTACGTGATTTAGTGATACGAGCTTGGATACCCATACCAATCTTGTCAGCCAAAACTGATGCGTTGTGTTGTTTACCACCTTTACCATCAAAAGTCATCTTACAAGGAATAGAACCTACTGAATCCCAAAGGAAACAAAGTGAATAAGGAATATTTCCTTTTTCTTGTTCGTCCAATAACTCATTAATATAATCAGTTACTTGTTCAATGTAATCAAAGTTGTCGTTAAAGATGAATTGACCATCCCACTCACCATCAGTCATCTCCGCCACCAAACCGAGTTCAACTGCGTGGTCCCAACTCCATTTTTTTTCAGTGATAATGAAAACAGGCAAATGCCCCTTCTTCTGAGCAGACACAGCGGCTTTGACAAGCGCAGTCGTTTTTGAAGAGTTCGAGTGACCGAGGAACATGTTGATGTTACCCAAAGCAGGACCAGGTAAACCACAACTGCTATGGAAACTTTCACCGACCTCATAAAATTCCGTTTCTTTGTATTTGGTCTTGGTGGAGTATTTGTTTTTAATCGCATCAAGAGAAAATTCTTTTTTCTTTATAGCCATAAATGTCTATTAGTTTAATTGTTTGTAATAAAAATAACAAAGGTTGGACACTTTGTGTATAATTGTGTCCAACCTTTTATAAATTAGAATGGTAAATCACCATCTGGTTCGTCGTTAGCTTGTGGGTCTACGATTGTAGATGAACCCCCCATAGTAATTTCAGAAGCCTCACTTCCGTAAACGTACTTACCTAATTCTTGTGACCATCTTGGTGTTTCTCCACGAGCAATAGCTTCAAGATATTCAACAGGTTTTTTAGAGTAAACATCAGCCCAAGTAAGTGGGTCTTCAGTCCAAGCCTTAGCAGTTTCAGCATCTGTGTGAACAGGTGATGGGTCGTCATGCATTACAGTTTGGATAACTGTATAAGTTGCACCTTTAGGAGTTTTTGCTTTAGCCAACTCAATGATTAAATCACGTCCGTTAACAGGGTCAGTGATATCACCTTTAGCTTTCCAAATAGGGATAATTTTATCAAGGATACCTTCGTTCTTGTAATTGTGTTTAAAACGCCAGAACTTAACTCCGTCCGCTTCGTTATCACGGTCAATTACTTTAACAATATAGAACTTACGAGGCTTGTAAGATTTAGCAAGTTCTTTATCTGACTCTTTACCTGTTGACATTAATTCATCATGAATTTCAGTCAACGGTGAACGCTCGTTGTCGTTCTTACCTGGGTCATAGATTTTATTCCATTTACCTTCAACTTGTACTTCGTGATACCAAACTTCCTTAAAAGGTGATGACCCATCAGGTGTTGGTAAGATACGAAGACGTTTCTGTCCAGAGTTTTCATTTTGCGTCAGAATCGCCGCAAAATATTTTTTCATTCTGTCTTCTTGAGACATTTTGTTTGCAGAGCTACCTCCACTTTTCGCTTTTTCATACTGAGCGAGTACAGCATCTAAAGAATTTGTCGCCATTTTGTTTGTATAATTTATTAGTTAATATTCAAGTATAAGTGTGTCAGCCGTGATAGTCAAATTTGAAATTTAGAATTTCAAAGGTTTGTATTCGTCAGGTTCTTGATAGTCATTGAACGTACCTTTAATTTCTGAAGGTGTAAAATCCTCAACTTCATCGGTAGTTAAAACATATTCATTTTTTCCTGATTTTTCAATATCTTCTTGTTTGTCAACAAAGAAATCTGTTAGTTTCTGATTAAATGGACCTGAATCCAAGCTTCTTAATTCTAATTTTTCTTGTGGAGTTTTTTCTCTGTATTTTTCAATTTTAGCCTCAATATCATTAAGTTTAGAAAAAATATTTTCCATGTCACCTAATTTAGATTCCAAATTAGAAAGTTGACTGAAAAGATTATTAAAATATTCTTCTTGTTTTGTTTCAATATTTTGTTGTGATTTTACTAAATCAGTAATTTCTAATTCTTCAGTTCCTGTTTCTTCTGAACCTTCATCACCAACTTTTTCAACATCAGGGTCGTTTGCCACATCCACAGGTTGAGTCTCAGGAGCCGGAGGTGTTACTCCCGCTTCAGGTGCTGGTGGAGTAGCTCCCGCATCAGGTGCCGGTGGTACATCACCACCCGCTAATGGGTCAGTATCCGCAGGTGCCGCAAATGGGTCAGCTTCTTGCTCTAAAATATAATTATTGATTTTATTATATCTTTTTAATTCTTCTAAAATTGTTTCTGAAATTGCCATTTTACCCGTTAAGTAATTGTTTGAAACCTTGAGTAGTTTCTACGTTTATTTTTTTATTGGTATGAAGAGTATTGTTTACTCTTTCAATTAGACCGTCTTTCATTCTGATTGTGTAACAATCACCAGTATCTAAATCACAAACTTCTTTAAAACCATTACCTTTATCTGTTTCAGTAATTCTTGTACTTTTTCCAAGATATCTGTCTAAAATTTCTTTTGTACTCATAATCTTTTTATTATAAATATCTGTTTATTTTAAAATTATTAATTATTAAATAGGGATACCCCTATAAATTTCAAACGCTCTTTTTATTTTATTAATTAAACTTTGGTATTCGTTTACATTACCTGTTCTATAATCATCAAATATTGTTGGTGTTTGTATAACTTTATTGTACGGGAAAAACTCTATCCATATTCTTGCAAATTCATTAGCAAACACATCCACATCAGTTATGTTAGTAACCTTATCAAAATAATTTTTATACGCAGCATTCATAAATGTATGATGTAATATTTGGCTTGCAAATACGGCATATGATTGGGTATAGTTATTAGTATTAGTCAAACACTGAAAATAATTTTTGTTTTGGTCGGTTAGAAAAAACCCTTTTAAATTACCAGGGTAATCATAATCTAATGTTATACCGGCCATATTATTTCCGTAGTAACTCAACTGTGGAATTTCACCTTCAATACCTGATTCAACCCATATTGATGCAAAAATACAAATTTTAGTTTTATTAGATGTCGGTAATAATAATTTTATACTTTGGGCAACAACTATTGCGGACACCGTTTCATTACCTCCTGTAAATTTAACATAATTAATATACGCTTCATTTTTAGTACACTCTATAGATGCGTTTAAAATTTTTGGACCAACTAATGAATTTGTGATAGCGTTTTTGATTTGTGATACATTACCCGTAGTACCAACACCTGTAGAACCTTGATTCTTATATGTATTACCCAAATTTGTAAGTAATTGTTTTTTTATAGTTTGGAATAAAGAGTCAACTTTAGGTAAAGTAGGTGCGGCTTGTCTTGTACCTGTAAAATTAGTGTTAAACTCATCAAGCCCAATAGTGTGTTGTACTTCAGTAATAAAATAAGAACCGGCAAATAATGGGATGTTTCTTAAAACAAAATACATAGACGGTTGAATCATAACATTACCCATACTAGTAACAGATGCGTTATAACTTCTAGTCTTATATATGTTATATAAACTAACATTTTGTGTTGATGTTTGTATACCTGTACTTGATTGTGCCAAATTGTATTCCGCCATTAATGATTCACTTGTGGCCTTTCCCAAATCTTGACTTACACTAATACTTTTGAAAACTCCTTGGTTTTGTAATTCAAAATCTACGGCGAATCCAACTACTCTATTTTCAAGAGAATAGTTCCTTTTTTGGTCTGAACTAATCGCTATGGGATTTTCTGCACAAACACTAATGTCTAATCCATCATCTTTGTAACCATTAGTTTTGTTTTTATTATCTAATTGTTGTGATGGTTTGTCAACATATACATTTAACATTTTTGGTTTTGAACTTTGGTAATCTACAGTATCAAATGTCCCAAATAAATTATTTGCAAATTCGTTAGGAGCCGTTTCATTACTTTCTAAATCAATATCACCTGAAGGTGTTTGTCTACCATAAAAGTTAATATAAGAAGGAATAAGAAAACTTACAAAGTTATGGTCTTTTATAATTGACCCCACAACTGTAAAAACATTAGATTTTGGATTAGCCCCTTTTAAATAAGAATTAACTTTAGCAATATCAACATATATATCACCAACATTCCTATTACCCCTATCTAAAAATAAATAATCCCTAAATAAAGGTGCGTCTGAATTATTATCTGTTTTTATATAATCATTACCAGCAATCCATTTATCATTAATCGCTTTAAACATATCATACAATTCAACTTTACTTTGGAATCCTTCTAAAACAGAATCAATAGTTTGTGGATTTGGTTCATTAACACCTAATTTTTTTTGTAGTAATGTTATAAAATTTGTAAAAGTTTTTCCTGATAAATCAGAATAGTTAGATATGAAATTACTAACTCTATTTTTAAATTCTACTGGATTACTACCACCTCTGATAGCATTAGCACCATAAATTTTTATTAATTTTCTGAATGTTTTAATGTTATCAACAGTAAACCCAATATTGAATTCCCTGAAGAAATCAGTAAGATAATTTGATGTTGCGTCATAGTTTAATCCATCAATAGTTGAAAAACCTACGTAAAGTTTCATGGTTTTCCATTGTGTTGGATTGTTAGCCAACGAATCTTGATATGTTATAACCCCGCTAGTTGGGACACTATCGGGTGTTGTTTCGTAGGTCCTTATTTGATATCTATTTACAATTTCGGGTGATGGATTTAACGACAGAATGTTAAATAAATTTTTATCAAATCCTAATGGATTAGATTTTTTATATAAAACATCGAACCCTAATTTTGAATTAATATAATTTTTAAAATTGTTTTGTTGGTTTAAAGACAAAGATTTAATAAGTTCATTAGTATTAATACTCCCATCAAAAGCAGAACTTAAAACATCTATTTTCATTAAATTTTTAAATAAATTTTGTAAGTTGTCAGAATTGTTTGGTGAACAAAAAGATAAAAATTCTTTTTCAAAAATTTCTAATTCATCAAAATCAAACACTGAAAATATGTCTTCGATTGAAGAATACCCATCCTCATTTAAAATTTCAAAAGTTGTTTGTTGTTTTTGTTCCGAATTAACTTTTTTAAAGTATTCAGTCGTAGTCGGTTTAACAAGATTTGTAGTATTAAAATAACCGTAATTTGGAGCCGCCCAAAATAGACGGATAGCACCGTTATGTACATTTGGGTTGTTTAAAACTGAAATAGTATTATTATCTGAATTATCAAAACATTCTTTTTTTGTTTGATTGTCAATACTTCCAAAAGATGGACATACATAGTAAAAATCTTGATTTTCAGCTTTTATACAAACTGTCCAAGTTTTTAAATTTATGCTGGGTTTATTGATATCTGTATTATTACCATGTAATAAAATTACTCTACCTTCATCAAGAGCGTTTTGAAACGCCACCTGAATTTCATTAGTTGAAGTAACTGTTGGTTCATAAACGTATTCAGAATTATATAATCTGTAGAAATCGTTTATTAATTTTGGATAAAACCCTACGTTAATATTTTGATTTGAAGTTTGATTTGAACCTAAAACAAAACTAACTTGACCAAATGTTGTTGCTGTTAAAACATATGTAGTTGCCGAATCACCATTAATTGGGTCATAGTTGTCAATATAGTTAAAGTCAGACCAAACTGTGTCCAAAATATCAACATTAGATTCCACATAAGTTTTATACCTATTCCATATTGAGCCTAACTTTAAAATCCAGTACTTCGGTAACCTGTGTATTGCCCCAAACTTTTTAAGTCCTGCGAATATAAAATCACTTTCAACATCCGCATTATTTTCAAATGACAGATATCTTTCACGTAGTGTTGAAAAAGGTAATCCGTTTAATAAAAGATATGCTGCGGCTTTAAATGGATAACCTTCAGTTCCCGAATCTACATAATTTGTAATACCTAATTGTAAGGAGTTAACAAAAAATGGAGTGTTTAAAATTGATGTGGTTTGTTTATTAGTGAATGTTGAATCAACATAATTCAAATTTCCTTCAGTTGTTACAAATTCATTTATAGTTCTACTATTATAGAAATTTTGTAAATCAATCGGTAAATTTATTTTATTAGTTAACCATTTATAAGTTACAACAGGTCTTAATGTTTTTTTATTCCCATTATTACCAAAAACAGACGCTTCCGTAAAATTTGTAACTTTTTTAATTAAATTATTATAAAAAATTGATTTTTGTGTTTTATTAACTTCAGTAAATTTGAAATAAGAATTACCACCGGCTAAATTAGTGTAATTCCAGTTTTCAAATGTAAAAGGATATGTATCAACAAAATTTATATCATTATGTACATTTGATTCAATGTAGTTTGTAAAATTTTTTTCTTTTTCAGGTTTAATTTGAATAACTTCTAAATCCCTATCATAAATTTGATTTTGATTCAAATTTATTTTATCATCTAAATATTGAGTAACAAATATCCCTTGTGAATATTTGGTAAAATTAACTAAAGCGGTTTGTAATTCTTGGAAATAATTTTGTTGTGTATAATCTGTAGTTTTAAATCTAAAAATTAAACTTGGAGCATTTTCTTTATTACCTGAAATTAACGACTGAAAAACGTTTAAACTTTCAATATCAGATATATAATTAATCACATTTTGATTAGTTTGTTCAGTATTGTCTCTTTGGAATCCATTGTTAGAGCATATTGTTTGTATTCTTTCCCAAATTTCATATAAAAACAATACGTCTTCTTTGATTGAGTAAGGTGTGTTTGTTGAAATTGTGTCAAATGATGAAACTAAAACCCTATTAACTCCACTATTATTATCAAGTGCAGGATTAGGTGGAATTTCTCTTTGTAAGTAACCTTTCAAAAATTCTTCAACAAATTCGACTTCAGGCCAAATTGTATAATCGTTTCCTTTTGTTGTTGAAATTACAGAAGTATCTCCCGGATATTGGATTTCAAATTTTGTTTGTCCGTTTACATTTTTTTCAACAAAATACTGAGGCCAAGGATAAACTGGTGAACTTGATGACGGGGAATCGTTGTTTGCAAGTTTTTTTATTTCACTGTTTCTTGCCAACCAAGCGTTTTCATGCACATCTTGTAAAAGTCGTAAAAAAGCTTCCGCAGATGCCATAATTACAGCAACAATATTTCTAACCGTAGGTACAAATCCTAAACCACTAGCATCTTTTATAAAATTACTTAATTCTGTAGTTAAATTTTCTTCAATAGTTGTTTTTTTACTTTCAAGAATTTTATTCAATTCATAAGATTGTGTTAAAAATCTATTAGGACCGTCAAATAAAAATAAAAAAGGTAAATTTGTTTCTCCAAATTTATCGTTAGCATCATTAAGTTCATCACTAATACTTGTAACTTGTGCCGGTGTGGTGTATCCTGTAGTATTTCTTTCTTTAGCGGTTTCTACAAAATCAATTAAATCAATTGCATTTTCAAAATCAATTACAACACTATCAGTTCTTATTGGGTTTTCAATTTTAAACTCCCCACTTCCAAATGTTTGGTTATTAGTTAAATTCAAATTATTTTGAACTACAATAGAATTTAATTTTGAAAATTGTAAATTTAATTTTTCTAAAACAACTGTATCAAAAGTTTGAAAATTTGATAGTTTCCATGTATAGATTTTATATCTTACATTATTAATTGGTTTAGTAACAAAATAATTTGTTTGGTCTAAGTTTAAATTAAAAAAAGAACTAGTGTAACTATAAATTTGTCCTCGATAAACATCTAAATCTTTAGAATATGTATCAATATCATTTAAAGGTCTTAAATTTGCCTGACCAAACTGTGATAAACTAAATGTTATAAAATTATCTAATTTTGTTGATAATTGTTGTACTGTAAGTTCAGGAAAATCTTTATCTATTAATCCTAAGTTTTTATAATCTTTATATACTTGTTGAATTGTTTGATAACCTTTTTGTGTTATTGCCTGCGTGACAGTATTTGTTTGGTTTCCGGTATTTTGATTTTGTGATGTTGGTGTTCTTTTAACATACATTTGAGGAACCGCAAAAAGTTCCGCCATGGTTATATCAGTTAACACATTAAATTTGTAACCAATCATCGTTAAATTAATATCAAAGTTACCATTACTTGAATTAAACGATGATGTAAATTTTTGTAGAATTAATGGGTATCTAACAGCTTTACCATAATATCCTTTTAAAGTTAAATAAAATGTAGGATATGGTAAATTAAAAAAAGCAGAGTATGGAGAATTATCACCACTTTCGAATAACGCTCTACCTTTAACATCCTCTAATGTAATTGTTACCGTAGGTATATAACTCATACCAACCCTATATGATATGGATTTCATACCTAAAAGTTGTGAAGATATTTGATTCTGATTAACTGTTGTGTCTTGTATACCAGTCCAATCAGTAGTAAACTCACCAGAACCTTTTGGGTTCAAAAAATTCATTGAAGCTAAAGAAATAGTTGTGACAGTACTCTTATCAGTACCAGTTAGTAATCTACTTCTTGGCTCTAGTTCACATTCAAGATTTGCGTAATAAATTAAATTTTCTTGTTTAATATATCTATCTTCAGGATTACCAAATTCGTTAACAACTTTATTTGGGTTGATAACAAAAATATTGTCACAAGTATTAGGAAAAACATATATGTTATCACTGACCATAATAATAGAAATACTCTTTAACTGATGTTTTATAATCTAACAAAGAACTTAACAAAGGGAATGGTATATTTAAAACCGCATTATCAGGTATGTTCAATTCAGAACCACCATACTGTGGATTTGATTGTAAGATTAACCATCCATAAAATGGTGAGTTATAATATAACTGCGAAACTTTATCTAATCTTGATACACCTACTCTGTAAATGTATTTTTTGTCAGTAGTTTTCAAAGGAATATTAACAAATGGAATATATGTAGTTGTTCCATTTACAGTGAAATTTTGGTATCTATTGTAATATTCGTTAGCCATTAACTAAAAATTATTTTACCATTATAGGTTGTTTTATCTAAATTTACATTCACATTAGAATATAAATTTTTCAAATTATCATTTTGTGTTGAAGTAGAACCCGCACTTGTATATGAAAAATTTCTAGTTTTACCTACTAAACTTTGGTTATTAACTTGTGGGTTATAATTTCTATAAATAAGATAATCTTGCGAATCAAAAAATGAATTCAATTTTTGTAATTCTGCATTTTTTTCAGTTCTAAATGGTGTGGTTAAACCATTGATAGTAGACCTAATAATACTTTTAGTTAAATCAGAAGTAGATGAAAATAAATTTAAAGACAAGTCATCTATTAATTTGTTTCTTTGATTGTCATCTAAAATTGTATTACAGAAAAGTGTAAAGAAAGTATTATAACTATCTGAAAGATTTTCACTTGATATAGGTGTAAATGTTGTAGTTGCACTTGTTGGGTTTAATATTATTCCTTGTGACTCAAGTAAATTGTAATATGTTTGAATGTCTGATGCAATTTTTATATAATCCGTTCTAATTGTTGTTAATGTATCACTAACACCATCAGGAAGTCCTGTTAATGTGTAAACATATGGTGCCCCAGCCGAAGTGATTTTACCATCAGTTGCTGAACAAATTAAATCTAATTTACGATAATTTTGATATATAGATGATTGTGAATTAGAAGTAGTTTGGATTAAACTAGCGATTTTAACTGTTACATTAGATACCTGTTGTGAAATTTTAGTAATAAAATTTGTTTTTACCGCTCTGATGTCCGCAGATGTAACATTATTATTAGTTAATGCTAAAGTTAAAAAGTCGATACCTGAATCAACTTCAGATGTTAAATTGTTACCCACATTTAACATGTACTTGTCATAATTAACAAATTTTCCCAAAATTTTAACATTTGTTACTGGAGTATCTAACGAATTTAAAGAACCTGTTACAAATTGTTTTTCAGTACTTGCTTGTTTATACACACCATAATTTGTTAGTTCCACAAATTGCTTTGCAAAATTTTCAATTGTGTTAAAATAGTTTTGTGTATAAGTTACTGTATTGTCAAAAAGTTCATTGTAAAGTAATGTTCCTGTTTCAACACCATTGTTTGTAGTTGATTGATTTATAAAACCAGCTTGTGTACCACCATTATTATTAACTTGAGTATTCAACTGATTTGTCATTGATGGTGTTGAGTTTGCCGCCTGAGCATTAGCTTGACTAACAATACTTGATTCTCTATTACCAATTATAAAACTTTCAAGGTCGGTTAAATCTGTGGCTTCCGCTCTTTCATCATACATTTCAGTATTAGCATAATAATTGAAGGTTAAAGCATTTTGTAATTTTTCTATTGGTTCTTTTAACCCATGACCTCCAATCATTTTAAAACCTAAAGTAACATCAACAATCATGGGTTGAACTCCAATACCTTCGGTGTTAAAGTCCAAGCCTTCGTATTTGAAACTTAAAGTTTCAGGTACAATTTTACAATTGTAAAAATCACCAATTCTTAAAACCAATATTGGTGGTCTACCAAAATTAGTGTTAAACGCATCTTTGTTTTTTACACTACCATCTGCACTTGTAGTTGGTATTGTTCTACCAGGTCTAACACATTGATTTAAGAATGTTATTCTTGAATTAAATCCTTCAGGTGTTATTGAGTGAAATAATGGGTTGAAAAACTTTATTCTACTTTTTATTCCATCAAATAAAAAAGGGTCGGAACTTTTAATTGTTTCAAAATAATTTTGTTCATTCAAAAGTTCTCTAATTAATTTTTTTGTTACACTTTTGAACTTGTCTTGTAAATCTTGTACTGAAGGAGGTTTTTGTCCAACTGTGTTGGCATATCCTTCACTTACCGCTTTAGCTGCAACTTCACCAAATGGTCTTGAGGGTGAAACTCTTACTTTATCAATGATTAAAGCACTACAACCCATACGAATGTAATGATAAACAGTACCTCCCGCACTTGATATTGATACCCCATCACATTTTATCTCATTTTCAAAATTTTGTGGTTTATATGTTTCAACCAAATTTCTATCAACATCAAACTTTAATATTCGGTCATTAATATATTTTTCTAACGTGTTCCCTTGAAAAACATAAGTTTTAAAATAATTTTCAATACTTTCTAATCTATCATTAGCCAAAGTTCTAGCATCACTATTGTTTGCATTACCAACATTAAAAGAGGTTCCTTTGAAATCTATTTTAACCTCATTACCATCTACTAATGCTTGCGCAACTTCTTGTACAAAATCTTGGAACTTATTATAACTTGGTGTTATTACATTATCCAAAAAACTTATTGAATTTGCTTTAGTTCCATCACTTTCATCAAAATCCGGAGCGTTAGTAACATTAGTAACTAAAGTATTATATATATTACTATAGCTTTGGGTGTAGTTGTCATTTTCTGTAATATTACTATCAAAATATAAACCTGTCCCTTCAAAAGAATTCAAATTTGGAACTTCACTCGGTCCCGCCTCATTACCTTGCGCAATAGCGTTCAATGTATTTACCTTATCACTTTCAGATGTACTTATACTACTCATCACTTGTTGATAAAGTTCATCAATAGTACCTAAGCTCAATGAACTGAATTTTTTAGCTAATTCATAAATGTCGTATTTTTTACATCCAGCAAAAAACGAATCAACTACAGAATTAATTGTCGAGTTTGATTGGTTTTGTAACTCTTGGTTAACAATAAGATTTAAAACTGAAGGGTGGTCAACAACTATTTTGAAACCAATACTACCTGACCTTTTAGTGTTCTTATATGTGTAAATAGGTTCAGGTCTTCCAATAAAATCTGTTTCGTTAAAAGAGGGTGTAGACGAGTCGTCAAATTTAATATCATATGGTGGAAACCACATTATTCTTCCACCATTTGGTCCTTTTTCAGCTTCAGGTAAATTTGAAAATTCAGGAGTGTCTTTCCAAGCTAAATTTTCCAAAGAAAACATATATTTTTTAACTTGTCCACCTATAATATTTGTACCACCATTTTTGTATGGAACTATATTAAGATTATAAGTACTGTCCAAAACTGAGTAAGAAAATCTTCTTATATTTCCATTTGTGTCCAATCCTGAAGTATTGGCAACCGTTCCTTGTAAATTGTTATATGTATAATATGGTTTGTCTTTTGTAAAAATTCTACAGTATTCCTGTCCAACCTCAGCTCCCGAAGTATTAACGTAAGATTTTACTTTAGAACCTTTGGTCATAATTTTATAACCATCAGAAAATACTTTTGAAACTTGGTTGATAGCATTACCAACATGACCCAATCTATCAGCACCTTGAGACGGTGTTGAGTTAATTAATCTTTGGGTTA